TAATTACGGGACACACCCTAGACCCAGCAAAAATTGATTCCTCAAAGCGTGCTGCTACTCTCGAAGAATATTTTCAAGCCAAGAATATGATCTGTGATATTGATAACGGTTCGGTAAACTTTGATGTTGACCGCATCCGTAAGTCAGATTTGGTTATAATGGACTATCATTTAGATAACAATGCACCAGATAAAACTATTACAATTTTAAAAGAATTAAAAAATTCAGATCATTTGAATATGATTGTTATTTATACAAGAGAGGAACTCAAAACTGTTTGGATGCAAATTACTTCTTCTCTGAGAGGGATCGAAAATTGTAATGACAAAATACTTGCAACAGAAAACGATGATTTAATTGAATACTGGCAGAGTATTATTTTACCTGATTTAATTCACAAAGGAGATAGGGCATTAACGAGGGATGAAACTGTACTATATATCCAAGATGACTGCCTATGTAAGCGCATTAAGAGAGTAATACGAAATGATGGAACCCTTACAGAGCAAAATGATATTAATTTTATTGCTAAGATGATTTCTGAATATTCAGTCGCTGAAAATGCCGTCATTCCAGATTATGATACAAAAAGTATGGTTGTAGGGGATACTGCCGGTATTAAATGGATTCAAAGTGGTAACATATTTATCAGTGTTTTCCATAAGGATAAAGATGACCATGAAAATGATGGTGAGAGAATTTGGCAAACACTAAATGAATCATTAATTGAATGGAACCCATCTTATTATCAAATCATCAAATCAGAGATTCAAAATACTATTGAAGCAGAAGCACTTTCTTTCAATAACCATTTGGCTAATGATGGTTATGGTCAGGCTGGATGGTTGAATCAAATATTAAATTCCTCGTCTGATGAAATTAAAAGGAAAAACATTGAGTTTGTTTTTAGTAATTTATCTGAAGAACTTTATGAAAGATTGAAGGGAAATAAATCTTTAGTAGGCTTCATTAATGATGTTTTTGAAACTTATACAACTGATTTTAAAAGCAGTGGAGAAGCGAAATCGTTTGAATATTGTTCAAAACAAATGAATTTACCTGCAAATGCAAGCTCATTTAATGAGATGTATCATGCTTTAAACATGAATCTGTCTTCTAAAAACTTTGAAGAAGGACATATTTCGACAGGTACAATTTTCTTCGATACTGAATCTGAAAAATGGTATTTATGTGTTTCTGCTGCTTGCGATCTTGTCCCTACTCAGGGTAATGATCCACACCATAAAAGATTAAGTCCTCATCGTTTAATTAAGGTGTTAGAACTTTTCAATGCTAACCAGAACAAAGCATTACCTAATGCAGAACAATCCAAATATATTTATGTGATCCATAAGAACACCAGAAAGTATTTATCTATATTTGAAGGCGATAAAACTTTACCAGTAGTTGATTATATGGTTGTTTTAAATCATGGGCGATCTGTTCCTGGGGAAGAAAAAAATATACTCTCGGCGGTATTCTTGAGTAGCATGGATGACAACGTACAAAATGTACCTGTTAAACTGAAATTAAAATCCCAGCTTCGAAGCGGTTATGCTGAACGATACCAAGCTATTGCATCGCAATACAGTTCTAGAATTGGTGTGGATTATGTATCTATGATGCCTTAACACATGAATAGCCGATATGATATAGGGGGAAGTCATATCGGCATTTTTACAGTACCAAGTTATTTCCAATACCCTCCAGAATTTTAATTCTTATCTCTGCTTTAATCTCCTAAGTTTCATTGACTCAAGAGAAAATAGCAATAAGGCTGTGCTATAGATAAATCCTGAGTTAGTCAGTAACCTGAGATTTAAAGCATCGGGCTGCTCACTTAAAAAATGAAATGCATATACTAAATAAATGGCTAATGCTGCCGTTCCAATTGTAGGGCCTATATCACCTTGATCATGGGGTTCCAGTGTGACATTGAACCTAAATATAAGCCATTCAAATCCCCATGTTAAAAAGACAACCATTAACATTGCAGATAAAAGATATAATATATTTTCTATATTAGGATTTTTTAAAGCTGATTTGTCTTGGAAAAACTCACATGCTGATAGGCCAAAAAATATATAATAAAGTGGCCTGGAACTGAATTTCTCAAAAATCTTAAATATTGTTTCCATATTAATTTATCTCCATTATGATATTAATGGTAGGGCGACTTAGGCTGCAATAGATTTAAATCTTTGAGTTTGAATATAATCACTCCACCACTGCATTAGTATATATCTCTCTTTTAAGTATTCTGCACGATTATAAGCGGCAATTATTTCATCCTTCTTTGAGTGTGCAAGAGCAGCTTCGAGGACATCAGTTCTGAACTTACCGGACTCCTCTGCGGCCGTTCGTGCAATAGATCTCATTCCATGAGCTACAAGCTCACCTCCGAATCCCATTCGAATAATAGCGGCATTAGCTGTTTGTTCATGCATGTGATTGAGTGGAGCCTTTATGCTTGGAAACACCCATTCACGATGTCCACTTATCGCTTTCATTGAATCCAAGACTCGCAAAGCTTCTTTGCTTAGTGGAACTTTGTGAGGCTTCTTCATTTTCATAAACTCAGCAGGGATGTTCCACATTGAGTTGTCAGTATCTATATCAACCCATCTCGCACGAACCGCTTCACCAGGGCGAACCCATGTGAGAAGTTGCCACTCAATCAGTAGCCTTGTTTCTAAACGGATAGAAGCATTGGTTAGAACAACCAGGAAGCGGGGGAGTTCGGAAGGGGGTAATGCTGGCATATTCTGTTTTTTAGGCTTACTGAACCGTTGCCCAAGGTTGTCAGCCGGATTGAATTCGATAAGTTCCTCAGTAGCTGCATAACGGAAAATTTCATTTAATCGGGAAATGATTCGCCGTAAAGTTTCGAGGACTCCTCGTTGCTCAATAGGATCAAGATGTTGCTTTAAGAGTTTGGGGCGGATCTCATTGACAGGAACATGACCTAAGCCGGGAAAGATATTTCTCTCTAGACTTCGCCAGATGTCTTCTGCATGGTCTTGTGAGATACCAGAGGTCTTTACCTTCTCATCTAACCATTTCCTTGCCACGGTTTGGAGAGTGTGTTCAGTAGCATTCTTTAAGGCATTAGCTTTATTGTTGTTATGGACTTGAGGATCAATGCCATTGGCAAGCAAGGAAAGATATTCATCTCGTAAGGCTCTTGCTCTTGCTAGTGTGAGGTGAGGGTAGGTCCCAAGGCTCATTTTGGTTCTTTTCTTACTCACCGGCACAGCATACCTGAAATACCAATTCTTCTTCCCTCCTTTCGAGAGGGGAGCGATTCGTAGGATCAAACCATCACCGTCAAACAAGTTGATTTCTTTGTCGGCTGGCTTGGTGCTTTTGATTTCAGTGTCAGTGAGCTTCTTAGCGATTTTTGCCATTTTGGGACCCTCGGTTTTTGGACCCTTCGTTGTGGGTCCCATTCAGGGTGCCATAAGTGATAGTTCTCAGCAATTCTCACTAGACTACAATAGACGTAAAAAAGCCCGCAAGGCTGGTTCCATGCGGGCTTAGTAGACTTCATTGTACTTCAAACAACTAAAAATTGGTGGAGCTGGGGGGATTTGAACCCGCGCATTAATTGATATTAATAAATTGATAATTATGATTTTATTTTAATCTCATTTTTAAAAGTGCATAAAAAGTGCATTTCACTGTCCTTGTTTTGTCTTAGTTTAGTCTCCTTCTCATTAATATTTTGTTACGTGCGCTAATTGGATAATTCAGTTTCCTTATAGGGAGTTGAATTGGCGTCCTGAATTTCCATCGTACTCAGCAAGATAAGAACCATAGTGGCGGAAGAGCATTTCTGGCCCTTTGTGGCCCATCTGTCCCGAAAGCCAAAACAGATTTACCCCCTGACTGATTAGGCGAGTGGCGTACGTGTGACGTGTTTGGTAGGCGTTACGGTACCGAACCCCGGCTTTTTTCAGTGTTGGCACCCAGGCTTTTTTCCGTATGGCATCAGCACCGGCCCACGGCTCACCTGTTTTTGGATCTTCAAAAATAAAAGCACCCTGTAAGAAGGTGAATGGCTTTTGTTCCGCCAGAGCCTTCAAGGCCTCGCTATCCAGTTCGATGCTTCTTTTCCCCGCCTTAGTTTTAGTGCCTTTTATCACCCCTGACACACTGGCCGATTTCACATGCGCCACTTTTCCAACAAAATCGATGTCATCCCAGCGGAGAGCGCACAGTTCAGAACTGCGCATTCCGGTATGCAGTGCAAAACGAAACAGGTTTTCCCACTGTTTATATTTAGTACCTTTATATAGAGCTTCAACTTCCAAGGGCGAGAGCGGATCGACTTCGTATTCCGAACTGGTTTCCGCTGTTTCCGTGCTATACCTAGCTGCGCTAACAAGTGTCACTGGATTTATGCTAATTAACCCATCCGTGACGGCTTCATCAATGGCGCTGCGGAGGAATGACAGGCGATTCCTAATTGTTTTCAGCGTGGTTTTTTGGAGAGTAATCCAGTTCTTTAATATTGCCGGTGTAAGTTCGGTTACCGGGAGTTTATGCAGCGCTGACAGTGCTGATTTGCATTTCCTGTAACCATCAATGCTTGAAGGTGACAGGTTCCGCTTTTCACAGATAACCAGGTATTCCGTCAGGTACTCGTGAATAGAGCGGCTTCGTTTGACGCTGCCGAACAGTGCCAACTTTTTTGAGTTGGGAAAGTATTCGGCATAAACAAATTGACCAGAGCTGATTTTATTTTGGATCTCCCCTAAAAGCCGCTCGGCGTATTTTATATTTTTCCCGCTGACATCGGTCTGGGAAAGGGATTCCCGGCAGAGAACCCCTTTATATGTGAAGGTAATAACCAATGTGCTTCCGGTTTTATGTTTCCGGATTGTTATCCCTCTTGGGAGTGAAGGCGATCCTTGTTCTTTCTTGCCCATTTTGAAACCTCGGCTAAGTCAATCCATCTTTCTTTTACGCCATCGACTTTTAATACATGGATACCCTCAAGCCATACTCCCCTTTGTATCCGTTTGTTAATGGCTTCTACCGTTTCGCCCGACTCCCGGCAGTAGGAGGAAATGGGTACACAATCAAGGTTCATCGCTTCATCTCCTGCAGTACAACGCGGTAAGCTCGCATCACTATCGGCGTTTTGCCACTGATTACGGTTTTCATGCGGAAGAAACCAGAGTGCGCCGCCGTAACGCTGGTCAGAAAGAGGGCGGTATCGACCACCCGGTTATGCTTACGGAATTCAAACACCGTGCTGGTGATCGTGAGGCTGGCGGTAACGCCATGATCCTGATAATCGATTTTCATTGCTTTGGCTCCACCGGGTTTAACTTTATGCCAATGTGCTTGGCATAGCGGCGCATGCTGCGATTCAGCGGCATCTGCACATTGCCGTCATTGGTGCGGTACTCCGCCACCGACTGCTGAACGTTGGCGTATTCATGAACCGGCTCCCTGGTCAGCCGGTGACCCTGCGCCAAGGTCACGCCGCACAAACCTTGGCGCGTTTTGCTGTTGCGTCTCTTTGGCATGGTTAACTCTCCGGTTTGCCAGTGTATTTCGCCTGCCCTGCACACAAATCGGCGTTATGAACACACAGATCACGCTCTTGCTCTGTGAGTCCTGCTGAGGTGTGCCCTCCACGCCAAACCTCGGCGGCCCGACGATAAAGGCTGCGTTCTGCCAAAGCTCCGGCCTTGGTGTGCAACTGCTGGAATGCGCTGCTCGGGCTTTTGGGCGTCTTGCTGTTGTAGACCTTTGCCATATCACCGCTCCCCGCTGGTGGTCTTGTTGATGTGGTTGCCGAGTGCCTCGGCCATCTTCTTCGCTTCTTTTTCGGCAGCAGCCTTCTGACGCCATGCCTCATAGCGTGTAGACAATGTGCGGCGCTTATCACAGCGGTCAGCTCTGCGGTCGGCCCATTCACGATTAACGAGCTTTACGGCGACTGCGCTGGCCTGGCGCCAGAACGTGGCCGCAAGGTCTAACTGTCCAGCCTTCTCGAATTTGGCCGCTTGGATCGCGTTGAGCATGTAGGGGCTTAAGTTCATTTCGTCTCCTCCACCGTCTTGCTATTGATGTAACCTTCAATAGCTTCGGGCACATCATCGAGGAGGGAGCTGAGCGCTCCGACCAACTTAATCAGTTCTTTATCCTCGGCGGTGCATGTCTCCAGCCAGATACCTATGACTGCTTGTGCTTGCTCCACCCGGCACTGAACGTCAATTAATTGCATGATCCCCCCCCCTCCGTTATGGTGCTGGCGATGTCATGGATAACTCCGATAAGTTCGAGCTGTACGCCTCGTTCGGTACTGTTTGCGGTGAGGCATAAAGCGGCCTCAGCTAGATCTTTGATCTTTGCCAGAGCATCAATTGCGCCCAGGTTGCATGGTGCTTTTTGAGAGTCAGTTGCCATCAGTGCACCACCTGCAGGGTCGATTTCCCTGGGTTTTCCAATGCATCCGATACAGCGGCTTTCATCATTTCTTCCATGACCGTGGTGCCGAGGGCTGTTAATTTGTGCTTGCAAGTCAGCATTCCGTGATAAAGGGTGGTTATGTGGGTGTTTCCAGCTTGCCGGCCAAATTCTTCATAGCCTGGATGCTCAATCAGGCTGACCATGCATTGCTCAAGGCTTTTCTGCGTTACGTAAACACGCACTACATTGTTTTTCGGCAGAACGATATCAGCCCACCCACCGCCATAATGGCCTTGGCAGAAACCTAAATAGGCGGTGATAATCCGGCGTCTATTTATTTCGATTAGGTTAATTCTCTCTGACATAGCTAATTACCTTTTCCTGAGTTTAGGCCGAGCGAATCCCTCAGCCTGATGGCTGTTATTAAATTTATTTCTGAGTTGCTTAATTAATACGGACGGCGTTTCATTAATTCATCGTGCTTGCTAGCCCAAGCGTCATATTCTTTTTGCCAATTAACTATCTCTCGGCGCTTGGCAAGTAATCGAAGAATTCGGCGCTTGGCGCGATCTCGGCAATTGAGGTATTCAAGCGTTAGATTGCCAAGCACCCATACATTTTTTTGCGGGTCAAAAGCAGAGTCATAACGAATCTCAAGCCCTTGGCGTTTATATACCTCTGTCGCCATAATGCGTGCCAAATTGTCGATGGCGGCGCCACGACTTAAAAAACGTTTATAAATGCCGTGGCGATATATAACGTAAACTGGCATATCAATTTTGCGCATTGCATCTTCAATGCCACCAGCATCCGCCACGTAGTCCTCACCCATACGGGCATAATCAATAACTTTATGGTTATTCATCTTTGCTTTCCTTCGGTGGTATTACCTTCCAACCTGCCTGCTTTGCGTAATGCAGGAACGTATCAAAAGAAGCTGTAATTTCGTCCTCACGAATATTGCGGAACGCTACGAGTTTCCCGTTTTCAATACTGAGCACAATCTTGGTGGTGGCGTCAGGAATTAGAGGGGTTATCACTTTTTCCTTGATGGAAACGATGAGGCTTGCGTGTAGGCTGCTCATGATTCAGCCCCCCCCCCCTTGACGCTTTCTCAATTCAAAAGCAGCGTTATCGCTATTTTGTTTTAGCACCTGACTCAGTCTCGGGAGACTCCTAAGCACTGAACCAATTAAAAGTAAATCTCGCTTCGCCTCGCTATCTAAATACTCCTCACTTTCTCCAGCTTCGAGAAGTAAATTACCAATGACACGCAATGCTGAGTTAACGCCTGAAGCAGTAGCGCTATAGACATGCTCAATATCTAGCAATTCTTCGTTGCTCACGGCTTTAAAATTATTAACCGACAGTAAATGGTAAATATCACGCATGGCTACCCCCTGAACTATATGCTTCCCAAGCCTCAAGGCGGCGCTGACTGCCAGGATCAAAGTATCCGCAACCTACCGACGCAGCTTCTTGCTCGATGCTTTCAGCGGTTTCTTGAGCCCTGTAAGAGATAAGGGTCAGTGTGTCTGCTATTACGCTCATGCGCTGATAGCTTTCGGGTGATTCCATCCAGTGCAGCAAAAGATCAGCAGCGGCGGCAATCTCCAAAAAGGCGCGCTTCGACAGTGCATCCATATCCGTAATCGCGGTACGCAGCCTATTTAAGTCGTGGCTGTCTTGATGATTAGACATGGCGCACCTCAATATTCTTAACTGGCAGGCAACCAGCGAATGCCAAAATATAATCACGCACCAGTTGGCGACGAGCCTCTTTCTCGCTGGTGGCTTTTACACGCTGCATGAAAGGACGTGACTTCATGTCACTGCGTAAAACTGATGCGAATAGATAAACCTTTGTGGGTTGGCTATTAGTTTTCATCTCACTGGCTCCGTTGTTGGCCGATGATTGAAATCTAACTTAACTTAGCTTTTAATTCAAGGTTAAACACCAAACTTTTCTTAGTATGGTGTTATGGCAATAACAATCAGAGATTAGAGTTCGTACTGAACGCCTTTAACAACGCCGATGATCAGGCAGTTACCGTTTATAGAAATGTTTGGATAGCGAGGATTTAAGGGGACTAAAAATTTTTGAGATCCATCAATTACTAATTTTTTTATGGTAGCTTCGCTAGTGCCATCCACTCTAGCAACAACAATTTTTCCGTGCACCGGCTCCACATCTGGATCGACGATCACTATGGCCCCTTCTGGTATAGTTGGTATGCCATGTGGATTTGTCATCGAATCCCCTTTCACCACTAATGCGAACGAATTATCGCCTGTTTTGAGGGATGTTTCTATCCACAGGTCTGTATCGTTACTCCATTCTACTGAATTGGTTTCTGTAAATCTCCCCGCCTGCACCCACGAAATAACCGGAACTTTACGCATCTTTGTTATGAGGTTGCCCTCAAACTCTGTGCCGTAAAGAATGTAATTTATTGATGTATTGAAAAATTTTGCCAGTTTAGCAAGGGATTCTCCACCAGGGGAGTTAATATCCTTCTCCCAATAACCAACTGCAACATCACTCACCCCGCAAAATTTACCTAACTCTTTTTGGGAGGTTTTAGTAACTCTCCTGAGGGCCCTTATGCGCTGACCAACCGTTTCCATCTGAACACCATTTTTATTGATAACTAAGTTATCTTAGTTTTAATTGACCAAAAATAACTTTGCAATTAATATCTAAAAAAACTTAGTTTTGAGGTTCGTATGACAACTGATGACATTGAAGGCTACTTCGGCAGCGCTGAGAAGGTCGCTGCGTTTTTCGGTATCACAAGCGAAGCTGTTTACCAGTGGAGGGGGAGACCTGGCCGTCTGATTCCAAAAGGGCGCGCCGCAGAGGCGGCATACAGAACAAAAGGGGAGCTGGCATTTCGTCCGGAACTTTACAAACGGTCAGTTAATCCCCCGAAAGGTGTATGACGTGACCCCCGAAGAATTCATTCGCAAGCATATCACCGCGACGCTGGTGGCTGAGGGCTTTCCTGAAAGTGTTGCCGGGGGGGGGGGCTGACTACGGCCTCGACCACTACCGCCGCATGTCGCAGGCAAGCAAGAAGGGCGCTGCGTTCGATGATTGCCTCTACCGCGCCAGAGTGTGGGCGCAGGGGCAGGCCGGTAAGGTCGAGCGCAAGACAGCCAGAAAGCAGCGTAAAGGTGATCTGCTGTGAATCAGCCTGACTATCTCACAACCATCATGCCTCGAGTGTACTGCCAGGCTGATGCAGCGTGGATTCAGGAGCAACTGCAGAAATTTACGGTATCAGCCAGGCATAAAATCGTGGCGCTGTATGCGGACGTTTATCAGGCGGCCTGGGATGAAGAACCAGTGTCATTCAAGCAGGAAAACAGGGCACGGCATGAGGCCAACACCCGACTGCGAAAGTTTGTAGAAAACCATGGCAAGGCATTGCAGGGGTACACAGCCGAACCACCCCTGGCAGGAAAAGTTAATCGTTCCTGAGGATAGCCAGGCTTAAAGGTGCTTGGTTTGGATGGCTAGATGTTTTTATCTCCAGACTCCTAAACCCCTATTTTACGGGGGAGAGGGAAGAGGGGGGGTAAGGGGGGGAGATGGGAGTAGGGGAAGGAATAGCCGCCTTTTCCAACAGACAACTCCATAGGTTAGGTAGATCTCGATCTGAGGGGTTAGCCCTTAAAGCGCCACTGCACTGTCGTTTGGTTTGCAGGGCAAACCGAAACCCGAGATGGGTTTTCCTTGGAAAAGTGAATTGGTGGGAGGTTGCACAATGCTGAGTATTACACCTAACTTCGCACAGGAACGCGCATTGAACATGCTGCGCCGTGATTGGAAGTCATTTAACTCTTTCATGGTCTATGCACCCACAGGCAGTGGTAAGACCGGGCTGGCGGCTTTCATCACAGCCGGTTTTGTTAGTCGTGGTATGCGTGTGCTTTTCGTTGCCCCGTTCACTGTGCTGGTTAACCAGACATCGCGCCGCTTTGTTGAATACGGGCTACCAGAGGATGAAATCAGCTTCATCTGGCGCGACCATCCGAGCCACGATCCAGCGCTAAAAATTCAGATCGCCAGTGCCGACACGCTGATCCGCCGTGATTTTCCGGACAATATCGACCTGCTAATCATTGATGAAGCCCACCTGCGCAGAAAGCAAATCCTGATTGAGATTGAGCGCCTTACACGTGAAGCAGGCGTGAAGGTCATTGGCCTGTCTGGTACGCCATTCTCGTCATTTTTGGGGCGCTACTACCAGCGACTGGTAAAGCCAACCACCATCAGTGAATTGATCCAGCGCGGCGACCTGAGTAGTTACGAATTCTATGCACCGTCCAAGCCTGACCTTAAAGGGGTAAAAACAACCAAGTCTGATGATTGCGGGCGAGACTACAACGAAGCGCAACTGGCCGAGATTATGTGCGGCTCTGATCTTGTTGGTGACATTGTCGATAACTGGCTACAGAACGGCAGGGATCTACCCACGGTGGCGTTTTGCGTTGATGTTGCTCATGCCAACTTCGTTACGCTTCAGTTCAACAAGGCCGGAATCAATGCCGAAGTGATGGTGGCCGAAACGCCCCATGAAGAACGTCAACTTATCATTCATCGCTTTGAAACGGGCGCAACGAAAATCATTGTCAGCGTCGGTGTGCTGGTAGCTGGCTTCGACAGTGATGTCCGGTGCGTGATCTATGCCCGTCCAACAAAAAGCGAGATCCGCTGGTTACAGGCTTTGGGAAGGGGATTGCGCACAGCTCCGGGTAAAGAGTCATGCCTCATCTTCGACCACTCAGGTACCGTGCACCGCTTGGGTTTTCCTGACGCCATCGAATATGACGATCTGCCATCCAAAAGTGACGGCATGAAGGAGGCTGCCGCCCGTGCAGCCGAAGAGCGCCAGGAGAAATTACCCAAAGAGTGCAGCGAGTGCCACTTCATGAAACCCGCTGGTGTGTATGTCTGCCCGAAGTGTGGATTTAAACCCCTCGCCGGGCAAGACGTGGAAACAGATACCCAGCGTGGACTGAAAAGGCTTGGCAAAGGAAAGCGCGTTCCCACCGATTCCGAGAAACAAGCCTGGTGGAGCCAGATCAAGTTTTATCAGCGTCAGCGTGCCTCGATGGGGAAACCCGTCAGTGACGGTTGGTGCTCTCACACCTTTCACGACAAGTTCGGCGAGTGGCCGAATAACCTGAGTGATTTTCCGATGGAGATCACCCCTGAGGTCAACAGCTACATAAAACACAAACGGATCGCCTTTGCGAAAGGGCGTGAGAAGGCTGCGGCGGCAGTTCAACAATCTCATGCCGGAAGCGCCAACACCACTATGAAAGTGATTAACGCCAAAAAACATCTTGAAGAAATGCGCAAAAGTCTGAGGAAGGCAGTATGAAGACATCCGAAGCGGCAAAGGGCCGGTGGGCTGAAATTTTTGAACATTTTGGGCTGCCGCCTATCACCGGAAAAAATCACTTTAAAGGCGAATGCCCTTTATGCGGTGCTCGCGGGAAATTCCGCATTGATGATCACCAAGGAACGGGATCATGGATTTGCATTTGTGACAGCGGCGACGGGATGAAGCTGCTTAACCTCACTCAAGGCAAATCGTTTGCTGAGTTATGTACCGAGGTAGATCAACTCCTTGGCAACAACTATCGACACATGAGTTTACCCGTCAACAGCTCGGCGGCAAAACAGCGGCAGCGCGTGATCAGCAAGTTTTCCAAGCTGGTGGGTCTGCGTGGCACGACAGCGGCCAGCTATTTACGCCAGCGTGGCATTAATCGATTGCCTGCTGAGGCTATCCGCTTTAATGACCGCCAGCGGCACGCCGGGCGGGTTTATCAGGCGCTATATTCACTGGCCACCGATGATAAAGGGGAGCTGTGCTACCTGCACCAGACGTTACTGGATGGTGAACGAAAGGCCGACATTGGCGAAAGCGCCAAACGCCTCAAATCGTTGCAGGAACAGAATTACCTAGATCATGCCCGTTCAGTAGCGATACGCATGTTCCCTGTAGCTTCAACGCTGGGTATCGCAGAGGGCATTGAAACCGCGCTTTCCTGCTATCAGGTATACGGCGTGAACACCTGGGCGACTATCAACAGCACATTCATGAAGAAATTCAGGGTACCGGCCGGCGTAAAACACCTGATTATTTTTGCTGACATGGATCTCCATTCAGCAACCGGCCAGGCAGCGGCCTTTGAGTGTGCTCATGCCAACCTATTGGCAAAAAACGATTTGATATCTGTAAGCGTTCGATGGTGTGACGCTGGTGATTTTAACGATCTCCTGATGAATGGTGATCAGGTTCGCGAGTTGGTTTATTACAAAAAGGTGGCCGCATAATGCGCAAAGACAATCCAGAGCATAAAACGTTATTCACGATCCCTACAGCAAAATACAGCACCGCACTGGCGACAACCAAACCACTCCCGCCACAGCGCGTTATTACCGGCCATAAGCAGACGGATGCGTATTTATGGGTGTTGGAGGTTATTCAACTGAATGAGCCGGCACACCTGCAGGCGGCGGAAGATGCGTTGAAAAAGCTAAAGATCACCCCCAAGCAGGCGCAGGAACGCTACAGCGCTTACCTGATGAAATCGGGCGTCCAACCATTCCAGATCGCCTTTGGCACAATGTCGATGGATAACCCGCAAGGCTATATCAATGGCGCAAAGCGGAATATTGAAAAGGCCAGCCAGGTACGGGCAACATTTGGCAGTTATGCTGCAGCCCTTGAGAATGTTGAGGCAGAGCGGCTGATTCAGTCATCAATAAACTATATCAGCGATCACCTGTGGGGATGGAGCCAGGAAGAGCGGGAGGCTAAAAGTATTGAAGGCGGTCGAAGCACGGAGATCGACAGAGAGCGCCGAGGGTATGTTGCCGGATACCAAGACGTGCTGCCAAGCCCCCACACCCTTTCGGACATAATTCGCGAGTTTGAGTATTGGGATTGGTTGTATTTAATGCGTGACAGCGCGGCACATGAAGAGGGCTGGGAGTATGGATACTCAGGGCATCATGAGTCAGTTTATGACCGGGAAGATTATCTCGAAACGCTGATGGCCACCATAAAGCCAGTGAGCCGCCAAGAGGCAACCGATGCATGCCGATGGGTGTTGAACAGTGAGAGATTGAATGATCGTGGAGAACTAACGGAGTCCATTATTCTCAATCTGGTTGGGGAGTGCGGCTGATGAAGCTTGAAGCATCTTTAAAGCATTTCAGCCCTCAGGGACTGACCATTACCGACACGCCAAACAGCACTAGCGCCGAACGGCTTACGGGCACCGATGTTATGGCGGCGCTTGGCGTTGTGCAATCAAAGGCCCGTTTCGGCATGGCGGCGTTCTTGGGTAAAACCGGTATCAGTGACGGCGATCGGGAGCAAGCCATTCATGCGCTGACGCAATACGCCAAACAGAATGCGCCAAAGCACGTAGGCAAGGTAGCAGGGCGAAAGATGGCTCAGTGCATGGTGATACTGGCTACGATGGCCTACGAAGAATATTCGCACTCTGCTGCTGGTGGCCGTGAGTGCGAGCATTGCAACGGCAAAGGCCTGCTGCCGGTTTACCGTGATGTCGTGAAATACCCTGGATACGTTGGTGCAGATGGTGAAGAGAAGATCCCACCACGAACTGAAAAAGAGCTGGTGCAGGAATTCTGCCAGCACTGCAACGGGAAGGGGGTAATCGCCAAGCGTTGCCGCAACTGTAAAGGGACGGGTAAAGCCATAGATCGAGAGGCCACCACGGCAACGGGCGCACCGGTAATCAAGGATTGCGAACGGTGCAACGGGAAGGGATTCAGCCGCATGCCTTCCTCGGTGGCTTATGGGGCTATCACGGCGCTGCTGCCAGAATTGACACAATCATCCTGGTCACGCAACTGGAAACCGTTCTATGAAGCGCTGGTGGCGAAATGCAACACAGAAGAGAGCGTGGTTGCCGCAGAATTCCAAAAAATAACTAAGTGAAGACGGCAATACTCAGCATGGACGCCGAGTGTAGGTGTGGAGTTTTTACTTTGTATTGTTTTGATTTCATTTGTTTTTAATGGATTGTTAATTTATACCATTCTGGTATAATTACTACCGATAATAATACTGTATAAATATACAGTTGTTTTTTTCTTGACTTTATGCTCATTAAACCCCATATCTATTTTGCATAACCCTTAACACTTGAAGGAGGTAAGTATGGCGTACCCAACTGCTGCTGTAGCTAACGCCTTCATTGATAAGGCTTTGGCAGGTCAAATTGATGACCTATCGCCCATGAAGCTTCAGAAATTGATTTTTTTCGTTCAATCATGGCATTTAAAAATTTATGATGAACCACTGGTTGATGAGTTTTTCGCCAAATGGCCTTACGGGCCAGTGATCCCTTCCCTTTACCATGACGTAAAGTCATACGGTTCAAGGTCGATCACCACACCGATTAGTACGTTAGTAAACGCCGAACCCGGTTTTAAGATTGTTACACCTAAGGTTCCGAGTAGCGATACACGGACAAACAAGCTCATAGACAAAATTGTGAGTGTTTACGGGCCTCTACGAGGCACTCAGTTATCTTACTTAACTCATCTTCCTGGAACGGCATGGTCTCGCACTGATGAGGACGGGGCTGTGATTGACAACCAGTTGATGAAAGAGTGCATCGAATAAGGATTGTTACTTGCAGTCACTGGATGACATCACTCTACCTGGTACCGCCGCAACAATTCCTGATGCCCCATCAGGGGATGAAATTCAACCATCCTCTGATGGTATCGGCAAACACCCCGCACTTATTGTCCAAGATATTGAAGATCGTAAAGCGGATCGCGCCCTTCGTGAAAAATTTGGAGAAAAAGCATATCGAGTGGCTAAAAAGTCTCTGTATGGCTGGGCGTGGCTGCTAATTGCTTATGCTGTATTCAAGTTTCGTTTTGGGAAAGAACTATTTTCGGACAATGTACTTATTGCTATCACCTCCGCTGTCACATTGAATGTATTTGCGGCGTTCCTTGGTGTTATCAGGGGATTATTCCCTGCAGCAAAAAACGGAAAACCTGAAAATTAATTCGTAGGTTGCATTTTGCATAAACATGGCGTAGATTCTTTAAAGAGTGGCATATCTCGCCTGAACACTACAGATAATTACCAGAACCCGCACCCAAGCGGGTTTTTGCGTTTCTGGAGGGAAGTAAAAATGATGCATTGCCCTTTATGCGGACATACGGCGCACACCCGCTCAAGTCGCTATTTGAGCAAGGAAACCAAAGAGCGTTATCACCAGTGCCAAAACGTTAATTGCAGTTGCACGTTTGCAACTCACGAAACGGTGGCGCGTCTTATTGCTCAACCGCAGTTGGTAGCAAAAAAATGCCCTGACTCGCAAGGGGGCGATTCGGGGCTAAATGTTGGTTCCAAAGTTTCTCATGCTGGCAGGGCGCCAACACACCATAGAGTGTAATAAAGAACGCGGTAATTGCACAAAGTATTTTTTGATTTTGAAAAATGATACCTACAGGCTCTTGATCAACTTACGCTTCTCCATCTCAAGCACTTCAGCGCTAATATGTGGTGATTCATATTTGAACTGCTCAATTTTTTGTTTTATTTGGTCAGCACCCAACTGGCTTGTGGGTATGATCGCAGAGATAAGATGAAGGGATAACTCAGATCGAACGAGAAGATGTTCTATCACCTCACTTTGTATAGATAACTTATTACGTAACTCATTAATGGCCTTTTCTGACATATTACCCTCCCACCTTTGGTTTAATTGCTTAGAAAATACCACTTCTCTATTTATCTGAAAACATGAATGTAAATCATTAGCTGCCTGAGGCAGCTTTTATCATATCTAACGCCCGGCGTTCGTCGAGCGACGAACAAAGGAGCAAAAATGGCAGAGCCTGTTACCACAACAACAACCGTGGCAGGCGGAGCAGTAACGGGGGTAGCGATCATGACGTTTTTCGCTGGGCTACCAGCAGACGTTGTACTGGGCGCTTTTGCTGGCGCAATCCTATTTGTTGCATCCGCTTCGGAATATGGCATTCGTTCCCGCTTAATCCTGGCTCTCGGAAGTTTCATTGCTGGGATAACCATGTACAAACCTGCTGCCGCATTAGTAATTGTGGCACTCCCTGCAACTTATGATCGTGGTGCCGATGCTGCTGGCGCTTTGTTGGCTGCGGGGTGCGTACTTGGCGTGTTGATGGGAATCAACAAAAGAAACGCAAAGAAAAAAGGGGGCGATGATGCTGATAACTCATGATCCAGAAACGTTGATTAATGCTGTCGTCTGCGCAGTGATCTTTCTTCGCCTGTTTTCTTTCCGTCGAAACGGTGCCGAATTCGTCCTGTGGGGTGGGTTCCTTGCGTGGGGACTGATGTTTGCCACCGGTTCGGTAACGCTCCGCATTGTGATGGGAGCATATGAGGGAACTACTGACCCCGCCGAGCTTTTTATAAACGTTGTGCTCTGCCTGCTTGTGTTGAGGGCAAAGGGCAACGTAGTGCAGTTGTTCAAGGTAAGGAGAGGTAGCGATGCCTAATTTCAGATTCAGCCAACGCAGCGAGGGCAACCTTGTTGGCGTAAACCCCGCGCTGGTAAAAGTGGTGCGCCGGGCGCTGGAGCTTTCGACCGTCGATTTTTCAGTGATTGAAGGTAAGCGCACGATGGAGCGGCAAAAGCAGTTAGTGGCCGCAGGCGCAAGCAAGACGATGGCCAGCCGCCACATCACCGGGCATGCGGTGGATCTCTTTCCCGTTGGTGGTGACTGGAATGATTATAAATGCTGGCTGCCAGTGCTTGATGCCATGCACCAGGCAGGAAAGGAACTGGGCGTTCCACTGCGTTTCGGTATTACTTGGACGGGCAACCCGCGCGATGTACCGGCCAAGTTTTTGGATGCGCCCCATGTGGAAATGCCAGCATAAGCAAATACGGATTAATAGGCCTGCTACTGGTGACTATCTGCCTCGGCTGGCTGGCATTTCACTATCATGGAAAATACACCGCCGTGCAGGACGATATATCCAGCCAGGAAACCATCACCGGTAACATCCTCACTACTATCAATCTGATGCAGGACATCGCAAAGGCCACTCATGATGATAAAAACGCGATCGCACTGGAGTCACAGAGAGCCAAGGCTGACATCAAAGCTGCTGTTACGGGTGATGCTTGCGCTGATAGCCCTGTGCCTGCTGGCGCAGTTAACAGGCTGCGGGACTACGCGAACAGTGTACGTTCCGGTACCAGCAGTTCCGCTACCCACTGAGTTAACCAGTACCACCCCAATCCCTGATATTCCCCCAGCAATGACATGGAGCCATAGCTTAGCGTTAAACGCTGAACTGATTGGGCTACTAGGGCAGTGCAACCGGGATAAGCGGGGCATCAGGGCTATTGAAGATAAGCGCAATGGCAGTTAGCTGCCGGGAGAAACCAATGAACGAAGCTAAACCGCAAGATGGCAGCACCGTAAAGGGTTATCGCACGTTGAATGACGCCGAAATTGATGCAATGAACCGCCTGAAGAATATCAGCAAGTTGTTCATTAAAGAGCTCGATTTGTTGGTGGAGTGCGCTTCTGCTGAGCCAGTAGAGCGAGGCAGTCATCGCGAGCTTGAGCGCCAGCAAACACTACGCTGGTTGGCTATTGCTCGCACTGATATGCAAACCGCGTGCATGGCTGCATGTCGGGCTGTAGCTCGCCCTGATGCCGATAGCTAATCTGCCAGCATCACAGGTGGCACTCAATGAGCGCCATCGATAATGCTGTATAATCCTCTCAACAGGAGGATCTATGACTCAATCTTACAATCTCGGCAATCTGCCAAAAGAAGAAATGGACAAGGTAAACGTCGATATGGCGGCGTCTGGCGTTGCGTATAAAGAGCGGATGAATATGCCAGTAATACCCGCAGAAGTGGCGGCACAGCAGCCTGCACACCTGCGCGATTACTTTCTTGAACGCCTAACCCATTATCGTGAGGTAAGCAAAACGCTGCCGGGTGGCACGTCACCGGTTTACCAACAGATGGCTGAGCAAAACGGCAAGAAATAATAGCGCCTGCATTTAGCGGGTACCGATACACAGCAACCAAGAGCCTCGGCATTGTCCGGGGCTTTTCTATTTGAGGTGATAATTATGGCAATAATTAAACCCGGCACTGAGTTTGTTGGTGTAGGGCTAGAAGATGCTGTTAGAAAGTCTGCGACGCTAGATCAGGTGATCGCTGGTACCGTGATTTTTAAATCGAACGTGTATTCCTATGGCGAGGTAATGATCCAGGCAGCGGCGGGCAAGCCGAATACACTACTCCGATTCCGCGATGAGTCCGGCGCTGACAAAGGAGGGATTTACGCGCAGACCGATACAGGGCAGCTAAACCTGCGATGGAATGGCTCAGCAAATGCTGCGCAATTCAAGCCAGATGGTACCGTTGTCTTCCCTTCCACCGTGTACTCTGGAACTACTGCGTTGATTAAGGCTGGTGAGTATGGCCTTGGTGGTTCAGCATTACATCAAGCGAACGCACTGCAGAATATCTACAAGATGTACAGATTGACTGCCGCGAGCATAAACGTCCCGACCGCCACGACATACGGCGCCATATCAATCCCTATCGATGGTAATGCAATCCCGACGGTCACTTATCTTTTTGTTGATCAAAAGGGGCGACTGAGGACGGGGTTGTCTGATGCGTCAACGGGGACGGGATTAATATCGTATAGCATCTGGGGTGACTACAATACTACAGTAGACGCCAACGGCTTCATCAAGAAAGCCTCTCCGGTCGTCAAGCTGTTCGGTGACGGTAGCAGCGAACTCAACGAGCAAAGCCAGAACGTGACAACTGAGCGCATCAGCGAGGGTGTTTACCGGGTTTCCGGGGTGATGGGTTTTAACAGCGATCCGGCGTGGGGTGGCCCGAATGGTGGAATTGGGTTGCCAAAGGACAATAACGATCTGGCGCTGCTTTGGGTGGATTATGAAGTCGATGAGACGGGTGATCTGCTGATCAAGACCTTCCACCGCATCAATTCTACCGCGCCGAAGTTCGCACAGAACATTGTTGCCGGCTACAAGGAAGGCCAGCCGATCGACATTCCTACTGGCCGCTGGATTGACCTGCGCGTAGAGATGCCTGCAAGCGACGAGCCAGAACCAGCCCCAGAAACTGAGTCCGCGCCAGAGACTACCCAGCAGCCCGAAGTGGCGCTAGAGCCCCAGGATTCAGTAATCAACACCAACAAAGAAGAGGAATAGTTATGGCGACGCGAGTTTTAGATCTGACCGCTGCATGGGTCAAGGTTACCGATGGCACCAATACGGTAACGGTGCAGGTTAAGTCAGGCCTGGTGCGCCTGGTTGATTCACCGACTGCTCCTGCTGTTGATGCTCAGGGCCATGTTGTTGATGACTGGGTGACTATCACGCCGCCCACCGTTGGCTGGATTAAGTCCGAATCTGCGGCCAGTACGGCTGCGGTGGTGAGTTAAGCTCATGCCACCAAGGACACCCAAGGCATGCCGCAAGCGTGGTTGTCGCAATACCACAACGGACTCCAGTGGGTTTTGCAGTGAACACAAGGGCGACGGTTGGCGTAATTACAAGCCAGGACAGAGCCGCCACCAGCGCGGCTATGGTAGTCAGTGGGATGGTATCAAGCTGCGTATTCTTAGGCGTGATAAGGGGTTGTGTCAGGAGTGTCTTCGTAGAGGGGCGGTAACCGAAGCAACCTGCGTGGATCACATAGTACCTGTGGCGCGCGGTGGTGATGATAGAGGGGGCAACCTTCAAAGCCTATGCACCCCCTGCCACCGGACTAAGACGGCCAGAGAGCGACTGTCGGGGCGGTAGGGGGGGTAAAATCCCTGCAGCCCTCATCCTTCCGTACTGCCCGCCTCGTCGTATTTTTATACCCGCGAAAAATGAAATTTAATCTGGAGCGCTTATGGCCGGAACGGCGGGCCGTTCTGGGCGACGACCAAAACCGAATGCCCGCAAGGAATTGGCCGGTAACCCAGGCAAACGAGCCCTAAACAAAGATGAGCCGGTGTTCACACCCATCAAAGGTGCTGATCCGCCCTCGTGGTTTGAGGAGGAGGGGCTGCACCTTGCCACGGTGATGTGGCAGATGACCACCAAGGAACTTTGCGGCCAGGGGATCCTTTGCGTAACTGATTTGGCGGTACTGGAGCGCTGGTGTGTGGCGTATGAGTTCTGGCGCCGGGCGGTGAAGTCCATAGCCCAGCAGGGAAACGTCGTGACCGGCGCTACGGGTGGACCAATAAAGAACCCACAACTGACAGCCAAAAAAGAGCAGGAATCGGAAATGAGCAGCACCGGCGCCATGCTCGGCCTTGATCCTGGCAGTCGGCAGCGCCTGATTGGCCTGGCCGGGCAAAAGAAATCCACAAACCCTTTCATTAAGTTGATCACGTCATGACAAGAAAATCATACCCCAACGTTAACGCGGCTAATCAGTATGCGCGGGACGTGGCGCGCGGAAAGATTGTGGCGTGCCAGTTTGTTATCAGCGCCTGCCAGCGCCACCTTGACGATCTGGCAGAAGAGAAGGGCCGCAAGTTCCGGTACCGGTTCGATCGCGACCTGGCAGAACAGGCGGCGCGATTTATCCAGCTACTGCCTCACACAAAAGGGGAGTGGGCCTATAAGCGCATGCCGATCACACTGGAGCCGTGGCAGCTCTTCATTGTCTGCGCGGTGTTTGGCTGGGTGCATAAAGGTACCAAACTGCGCCGATTTCGTGAGGTCTACACCGAGATCCCTCGCAAGAACGGCAAATCGGCCATCTCGGCTGGGGTGGCGCTCTATGGCTTCACTTGCGACGGTGAGTTTGGTGCCGAGGTTTACTCGGGTGCCACCACTGAAAAGCAGGCGTGGGAAGTATTCCGCCCAGCCCGGTTGATGTGCAAGCGCACGCCGATGTTGATGGAGGCTTTCGGGATAGAGGTTAACGCTTCAAACCTGAACCGGCCGGAAGATGGCGCTCGTTTTGAACCACTGATCGGCAACCCTGGCGACGGCTCATCACCCAGTATGGCAATAGTGGATGAGTATCATGAGCACCCGACCGATGCGCTGTATACCACCATGCTTACCGGCATGGGTGCCCGGCGGCAACCGCTGATGTGGGCGATCACCACGGCAGGTTACAACATTGAAGGGCCGTGTTACGACAAGCGCCGAGAAGTGATTGAAATGCTCAATGGCACGGTACCTAACGATGAGCTGTTTGGCATCATTTACACCGTTGATGAGGGTGATGACTGGACGAAGCCCGCGGCGCTGGAAAAGGCCAACCCCAATATGGGAGTGTCAGTCTACCGGGATTTTCTGCTTAGTCAGCAGCAGCGTGCGATCAATAACGCCAGATTGGCTGGACCATTCAAAACCAAGCATCTGAATATTTGGGTGTCGGCCCGAAATGCGTTTTTCAATCTGGTCAGCCTGAAACGCTGTGAAGATACCACGCTGACGCTGGAGCAGTTCGAGGGGCAGCCCTGCATCCTGGGGTTTGACCTGGCGCGCAAGCTCGACATGAACAGCATGGCGCGCCTGTTTACCCGCGAGATTGATGGCAAGCGGCATTACTACAGTATTTGCCCGCGCTTTTGGGTGCCCTATGACACCGTGTATAGCGTCGAAAAAATTGAAGATCGGCGAACGGCTGAGCGCTTTCAGAAGTGGGTGGAAATGAAGTTGCTTTCCGTCACGGAGGGGGCTGAGGTTGACTACCGTTACATTCTGGAGGAGGCGAAGGCCGCTAACCGCCTGAATCCCGTGGAGGAGTCGCCGATAGATCCCTTTGGTGCAACCGGTATTTCGCATGAATTGGCCGATGAAAACATGTCACCCATCACGATCATTCAGAACTACACCAACATGTCTGACGCCATGAAGGAGTTGGAGGCCGCGATCGAGTCTGGGCGTTTTCATCATGACGGCAACCCGATCATGCTCTGGTGCCTCAGTAACGTGATTGGCAAGTTCTTGCCGGGTAATGATGATGTCGTCAAGCCGATAAAGGAACTGGACGCAAGCAAAATTGACGGCGCAGTCGCTCTGATTATGACCATTGGCCGCGCCATGTTGAATGAGCCCGGCGACTTCCTCTCAAGCCTCGACCCAGATGAAGAACTATTAATCTTATGAAATCACTCATTATCGACCTTTGCGGGTTGGCCGGTTTTGGCTCGCTCGTGGCAGGGCTTTACCTGCAATATGGTACCGCCATCGCGTTAATGGCGGGTGGCGGTTTAATGCTGGCGTTTGCGCTGGCGGCGGCCAGGAGGAATAAACGTGCTACTTGATGCCATTTTCCGTAGTGAGTCGCTGGAAAATCCCGCCAACCCGATCACGGGCGACAGTCTTGATCTGGGGTTTCGGGCAGGTGACGTGTTTGTCAGCCCGGAAACCTCCATGAAACTGGCGGCGGTCTACGCCTGTATTTACGTTCTGTCATCCACGATCGCACAAATGCCGCTGCACGTAATGCGCAAGACTGGCGACAAAGTGGAGCAGGGCAGAGATCATCCGGTTTTTTACCTGGTGCATGATGAGCCTAACGTGTGGCAGACCAGCTACAAGTGGAGGGAACTGAAAGAGCGGCATGTACTGGGGTGGGGGAATGGTTACACCAAGATTGTTCGATCTCGGCGCGGGGAGGTTACTGCTCTTGATGCGTGCATGCCGTGGGAAACCACGCTGCTCAATACCGGCGGTCGTTATACCTACGGGGTATACAACGAGGAGGGCAGCTTTGCCATCAACCCCCACGACATGATCCACATCCGGGCGCTGGGCAATAACCAGAAAATGGGGCTCAGCCCGATCTTGCAGCATGCCGAAACCATTGGGTTGGGAATGAGCGGGCAAAAGTACACCAGTAACTTTTTTAGCGGAAACGCTCGGCCAGCCGGGATTGTGTCAGTGAAAGGGGAGTTAAACAAAGACTCATGGGCCAGGCTGAAGGAGATGTGGCAGAAAGCCGCGCTGGCCTTGCGGGGCCAGGAAAACAAAACGCTGCTACTCCCTGCTGATTTAGATTACAAGGCCCTGACTGTTTCGCCAGTTGATGCCCAATTGATCGACCTGATGAAGATTAACCGCTCACAGATTGCGGGTATTTTCAACGTCCCTGCGCACATGATCAACGATCTGGAAAAGGCAACATTCTCCAATATCACCCAGCAATCCATCCAGTTTGTACGTCATACAGTGATGCCGTGGATCGTGAACTGGGAGCAGGAACTTAACCGCCGTTTGTTCACCACCGCCGAGCGTGCTGCAGGGTATTACGTCCGGTTTAACCTGGCTGGCCTGCTGCGTGGCACACCGCAAGAGCGCGCTCAGTTCTACCACTTCGCGATCACGGATGGGTGGATGAGCCGAAACGAGGCACGCGCCTTTGAGGACATGAACCCGGTTGAAGGCCTGGATGAAATGCTGGTCAGCGTCAACGCGGCCAACCCTGCCAAAGACATTACCGATTTAAACAAAGAGGACAAACCCAATGAGTGACAGAGAAACACGCTGTTACGGTGGCGAGGTGCGCGCCCAGCAGGAGGAGAACCAGCCTACGCACATTATCGGCTATGGCTCGGTGTTCGACAGCCGTTCGGAGGTGCTGTGGGGCTTTCGCGAAATCATCAAGCCCGGCGCTTTCGATGATGTGCTGAAGGATGACGTTCGCGGCCTGTTTAACCACGATCCTAACTTCATTTTGGGCCGCAGCTCGGCGGGCACCCTGTCGTTATCTGTCGATGCGCGAGGGCTGCAATACAACATCGTGGCACCAGAAACCCAGACCATCCGCGATCTGGTGATCAGTCCAATGCAGCGCGGCGACATCAATCAATCTTCCTTTTCCTTCCGCGTCGCCCGTGATGGCGAGGACTGGTATCAGGACGAGCAAGGGGTGGTGATCCGCGAGATTACCAAGGTTTCACGCCTGTTTGACGTAAGCCCGGTGACCTACCCCGCCTATCAAGAGGCGGATTCAGCCGTCAGATCCATGAAAGCCTGGCAGGAAGCGCGTGACAGTGGCGCGTTGCAGAAAGCCATTAACCAACGAATGGCGCGCGAGCGCCTGCTGACTTTACTCAATGTGTAAGGAATGACCATGCCTACTATTATCAAGTTGCACGAACTGAAGCAAAAACGTAACACCATCGCCACCGACATGCGCGCTCTGAATGAAAAGATCGGTGACAACGCCTGGACTGAAGAACAGCGCACCGAGTGGAACAAGGCCAAGGATGAGCTGACAAAGCTGGATGAGCAGATCACCCGCGAAGAGGAGCTGCGTGCTATGGATCAGCGCTTTGTTGATGATGTTCAGGAGGAACAGCGCCAGCAGTTGGACAAAGACAAACCAGAGCACCAGCAGCAGGAGCGCCGTGCTGCTGCATTCGATAAGTTCCTTCGTCAGGGGCTGGGTGAGCTGAGTGCAGAAGAGCGCGCCGCTCTGCGTGAGCTCCGTGCTCAAGGCACCACGCCGGATGAAAAAGGCGGTTATACCGTACCCACTCAAATGCTGGCAAAAATCGTTGATGCAATGAAGGCTTATGGCGGTATCGCCAGCGTGGCACAAGTCCTGAACTCATCCAACGGGCAGGATATCACCTGGTCAACCTCTGACGGCACGGCAGAAGAAGGCGAACTGCTGGGCGAGAATACCGCTGCATCCGAGCAGGATGTGGAATTCGGTACCGCGATCCTGGGGGCGAAAAAGCTCAGTTCCAAAATTATCCGGGTTTCCAATGAATTGCTGCAGGATAGCGGGGTGGATATTGAGGCCTATTTGGCAGGCCGGATTGCTCAGCGCATTGGCCGCGGCGAAGCCAAATACATAGTTAAAGGCACCGGCACCGGTTCTCCAGTTCAGCCGAAAGGGCTCGAAGTCTCTGTTACCGGTACGGTGGCGGCCAAGGCGCTCACGCTGGATTGGACGGATGTGAATACCCTTAAACACAGCATTGATCCGGCCTACCGTAACGGACCCAAGTTCCGCCTTGCGTTTAATGACTCTACGCTGAAAATGCTTTCTGAGCTGGTGGACGGTAACAAGCGCCCCCTGTGGTTGCCGGATATTGTCGGTGTAGCACCCGCTTCGGTGTTGGGTATGCAGTACGTTATCGATCAGGCGATCGACAGTATGGCGACGGGTAAGAAGTTTATTTACTGCGGCGACTTCGATCGCTTCATTTTGCGCCGTATCACCTACATGACGCTGAAGCGCCTGGTTGAACGTTATGCCGAGTACGATCAAACTGCCTTCCTGGCGTTCCATCGTTTCGATTGCGTGCTGGAAGATACCGCGGCTATCAAGGCGCTGACCGGTAAATAATTGCTATTTTGCGCATCCCTGCACCGCTTCGGCGGTTTTTTTGTGCCCGCAATCTGGCGGGCATTGGAGAAAGTATGTTGCTGAAACTGGATGAAATAAAGGCGCAATGCAGGCTGGATCTGGATTTTACCGAAGAAGATGCCCTACTTGATCTGATTGGGAGGGCGGTACAGAAGCGCACGGAAACATACCTGAATCGCACACTGTATGCGCCAGACAGTGAAATTCCAGATACCGATCCAGACGGGTTGCACCTGCCTGATGATGTCAAGATGGGCATGCTGCTGCTGGTGACTCATTACTACGAAAATCGCTCATCCGTCTCTGACTTTGAAAAGTCTGAGCTACCGATGGGCTTTGTGTGGAATGTTCAGCCTTACAGGCATATCCCGCTATGAAAATTCGCCAGGCACAAACCAGTGCAACCTACTTGTTTCCGGACCCTGGTGAACTCAACCGCCGCGCACAATTCCGCACCCGCGAAGATGTGCCCGGCTCTGGTCATATGGGTGTCGATACCGTGTATCACAACACGTTCAGCACCTGGGCGAAGCTGGCGGCGGTCGGTGATTCTGTTCGTATCGATTCTATGCAGGCTGATGCCGCCATCACTCACCGAATTATCATCCGGTACCGCCGTGGTGTGACCACTGATGAGGAGGTGGTGATCGACGGCATGGTTTACCGCATCAAAGGTACCAAGGATCTGAATGACAAGCGCCGGTTTTTGATGATCAGCGTTGAGGAATTGGGCACCGTTGAGGTTATAGGGGGTGATAGTGGGGGTTGAGAACTCAAACAGCGGTCTGTATTTGCATGTCGATTTTGACCAAACACCGGAAATTACCTTCAACAAAGCCAGAGTGCGCCGCGCATTCGTTACCGTTGGGCAGAAAGTGATGGCGGAATCTCGGCGCATCGTTGCCCGCAGAGCCATCTCAAAAGCAGGTGAGGTACCCGGTTTCCGTACTGGCCGGCTGGCAAAATCCATTGGCTATCGCGTTCCCACGGCAACTGCTACCCGGCCTGGCTTTATGGCAAAAATTGCGCCAAACCAGAAAGGTGGTAAAGGGAACCGGCTGATTAATGGTGATTTCTATCCAGCCTTCCTGTGGTACGGCGTCAGACGCGGTGCAAGGCGAGGCAAGAGCCATAAAAAAGGCGCATCCGGTGGCAGCAACTGGAAGATTGCCCCGCGCAAAAATTTTATGGAGCAAGCATTGCTGAATAAGCAGGCGTGGATCGAGCGTGTTCTTTTCGAAGCGCTCCAAAGCTCAGTGAGGCCCGTCAAAAAATGAGACTGTCATTAATCATTGCTGCCCTGCGGCTGCGCTGCCCGTCATTTGAGGGGCGCGTGTCCGGGGCGGCTGAATACAAGCCCATCCCCGATAATGCAAAAATGAAACTGCCGTCAGCCTGGGTTATCCCGCTGGATGACAATGTTGGCGAGCAGCGATCGCAAACCGACTATTGGCAGGAATTGACGGAAGGTTTTGCGGTTATTGTTGTGATGGACAACACGGCAGATCAGCGCGGTCAGGCGGCGGCATTTGATGTTGTTCACGACATCCGTGCCGAATTGTGGAAAGCGTTGCTGGGGTGGGAAATGGAGGGCTACGACCCGCTTCAGTACGATGGCGGCAACTTGCTGGACATGAATCGCGCCCATCTTTACTACCAGTTCGATTTCTCCGCCAAGACAGACATTGCGGCGGAAGACACCCAGCACTGGGAAGATCTGCAGCAACTTGAAGATCTGGCACTTGTCATCACCGATGTTGATTTCATGAAGCCCGATGGCGACATCGAGCACACGTTAAGAATCCCACTGAACGAGTAACCCCTTATGTATGTGATCCCCAGCAATGGCCGGTCAGTGCCTGATCCGGTCAAGGGCGACTTTTTGCCGAAAGAGGGCAGAAACGTTGCCGACACCAATTATTGGCATCGTCGTTTGGCCTCCGGTGAAGTGGTACTGAAGGACGCCGCGCCAAACCAGAAACCTGAAGAGGCTGAGAGCAATGAACTTTAACACCATCCCAAATGATTTACGGGTACCGCTGTTCTATGCCGAAATAGACAATAGCGCAGCCAACACGGCGCAAGACACCGGCCCGGCGCTGATCATCGCGCACGCCCTGGCTGGTAGCACGATTGAGCCCAATAAGCTGGTTATCATGCCAAGCGCAGGGCAAGCCGGGCAGGTTGCGGGGCGTGGCAGCCAACTCGCGCGCATGGTGTCCGCTTATCGTGCGGTAGATCCGTTTGGCGAATTGTGGGTGATCGCCACTCCTGAGCCTGCCGGTGCTCCTGCGGCGGGCAAGCTGACCATCACTGGTACCGCCCAGGCCGCTGGTGCACTGTCGATTTACGTCGGCACGACGCGCGTGCAGGTGATTGTTGCTGCACTCGATAGCCCCCTGGTTATTGGTGCCAGTATTGCCGCCGCCATCAACGCACTTCCGGATTTGCCTGTCCGCGCCGAGGTGCAGACCAGTAGCGTTGTTGTTACAGGGGCGGGAGTACAACCGCTGGAGCCGGGCACCTCATTGAGCATTGTCAACATTACCGCCAAAAACAGCGGGCAGACGGGCAACACCATCCCGATCACCATGAACTATCGCGGCTCTCTGGGGGGCGAGCAAAACCCGGACGGCGTCAACGTGGCGATCACCCCAATGGCTGGAGGTGCTGGCGCACCTAATCTGTCAGCGGCCATTGCTGCAATGGGTGATGAACCGTTTGATTTTATCGCCTTCCCGTTCTGCGACTCTGCCTCACTGTCAACTATCGGCGCAGAGATGAATGACGATACAGGCCGGTGGTCATGGTCGCGCCAACTTTATGGTCACGTCTATACCGCCAAAAAGGGCGCGCTGTCTGATCTGGTGGCGTTTGGCTCAACGTTTAACGATCCGCACCTGACCATTGCCGGTTACGAGCTGGGCGTGCAGGTGGCCACAGATGAATTGGTTGCAGCACGCACGGCCCGCAATGCGGTATTCATTCGCAACGACCCGGCCAGACCCACACAAACCGGCTTGCTGAATGGCGCATTGCCAGCACCGGCAGGCGATCGCTTTATCTTGACCGAGCAGCAATCCCTGTTAACCCACGGCATTGCTACGGCGTACAGCGAAGGCGGCGTGATGCGCATTCAGCGCGATATCACCACGTACCGGAAAAACGCTTACGGCAATGCGGATAACAGCTTTCTGGACAGCGAAACCTTGCACACCAGCGCCTACGTGCTGCGCCGCCTGAAATCGGTGATCACCAGCAAGTATGGCCGCCACAAGCTGGCGAATGACGGTACCCGCTTCGGCCCCGGCCAGGCGATCGTGACTCCTAATGTGATCCGGGGGGAAATCCTTGCTGTTTACCGTCAGTTGGAGCGCGCGGCGATCGTTGAAAACTTCGATCTGTTCGCTCAATACCTGATTGTGGAGCGTAACGCGAACGACCCGAACCGCCTTGATGTGCTGTTCCCGCCTGATTATGTCAATCAGTTGCGTGTGTTTGCCCTGCTTAATCAGTTCCGCCTTCAGTATCAAGAGGAGTCAGTGTAATGGCCCGAAACAAACGCATTGGCGGTACCTGCTATTTCAAGATTGACGGTCAGCAATTATCGCTGACTGGCGGCATAGAGGTACCGATGAACACGGCAGTCAAGGAGGATGTGGTGGGCATGGATGGCTCCGTGCATTACAAAGAAACCCACCGCGCGGCGTATATCAAAGGCACCTTTAAAGTGCCGGGTGATTTCCCGATCAGCAAGCTGACCTCATCCGACTCGATGACGATCACCGCCGAGCTGGCCAACGGCAAGGTCTATGTACTTTCCGAGGCCTGGTTGAACGGCGAGGCAAACCACAACGCCGAAGAAGGCACGGCGGATCTCGAATTCCACTCAGAAGAAGGGTTTTATCAGTGAAAACAATTAAGCTAACGAAAGAAATCACCGTTTCGGGTGAGCCAGTTATTGAGCTGACATTGCGTGAGCCCACTTACGATGAAATGGCGTCATGTGGGATCCCGTTCACCATTACGGAGGAGGGTGAAATTAAGGTAGATCTCAAGTCTACGCTGCGTTATCTGCCAATTCTGGCGGGGATCCCCCCCTCCTCGGCAAAACAAATTGCGCCAAAAGACGTCATGACAGTTTCTATGTCGATTGTCAGTTTTTTTACGGTATCGGCAGCGTAAAAAACTTCACCACCCGAGTTTATAACGTCGCCTATTTCTGGCGCATCAACCCCCTAACTTTAATGACCTGCCCGCTCTCCAAGATAATGGAGCTTGAAGAGCAGGCGGAGCGCATTGATTCGGAGATAAATAATGGCTGATAGCTTTCAACTAAAGGCGATCATCACTGGCGTTAATAAGCTGTCGCCACAATTAACGACGATGCAGAAGGATCTGCGTAAGTTTAAGGGGGAATTCAAGGATATTATTCAAGGTACCGCTGTTGCCGGTGCGGCAATCACTGCGATGTTTGCTGCACCGATAAACCAGGCCATTGAGTTTGAATCAACAATGGCTGATGTCAAAAAGGTTGTTGATTTTGATACTCATCAGCAATTTAAACAGATGGCTGATGATGTACTGGAGCTGTCTACAAGATTACCAATGGCTGCCAATGGGATCGGGGCTATCGTCGCTGCAGGTGGACAGGCGGGTATTGCCAAGAGTGAGCTGATGGCGTTTGCCGAATCTGCGATAAAAATGGGGATCGCCTTTGATCAGACGGCAGAACAATCCGGCCAGATGATGGCGCAGTGGCGAACCGCGTTTAAAATGACCCAGGCCGAGGTGGTAACACTTGCTGACAAGGTTAACTACCTTGGCAACACCGGCCCCGCCAATGCTGCGAAAATATCAGATATCGTTACCCGTATTGGCCCGCTGGGTAGTATTGCTGGCGTTTCGTCTGGTGAGATTGCCGCTCTCGGGGCGACCATTGCAGGTATGGGGGTAGAGTCCGAAGTATCCGCCACGGGCATCAAAAACTTTATGAAGGCGCTTACTGCCGGATCTTCTGCAACAGCAGCGCAAAAAAAGGTGCTCAAACAGCTCAGAATAGGCCCGAAAAGGCTGGCCGCAGAAATGCAAAAAGACTCCAAGGGTGCAATGCTGAAAGTGCTATCTTCGATGGCGAAGCTCTCCAAGGCAGATCAGTCCGCGGCAATGAACCAGTTATTTGGCAGCGAGTCTGCGGGGGCTATCGCGCCGCTGCTGACCAACCTTGATTTGCTGGAGAAAAACTTTGGTAAAGTTACTGATGCCCAGCAATACAGTGGTTCAATGCAGAAGGAATATGCGTCGAGAGCAGCGACAACAGCCAACTCTATTCAGTTACTTAAGAATGAGGTTGCTTCTGCAAGCATATCTATCGGCGATTTATTTTTGCCCGCAATAGTTGAAGGAACCAAGGAGCTAAAACCGCTACTTGGTGGCATCCGGCAGTGGATAAAGGCCAATCCAGAACTCATTAAAACTACTCTCAAGCTAGGTGTATATCTAATGGGGGTAGCGTTCGGTGTGACTGCTGTAACTAAAGCCATTGGCTTCATGAGTTTTGTGACAAAAATGTCACCATTGGGCAAGTTGCTCACCGTATTGATCGCTGCTGGTGGGCTAATTATCGCCAACTGGGATACGGTTGGCCCGATGTTTAAAGAGGTATGGAGCCAGATTAAACCCATCGTAGATATGGTAGGGGGGTGGGAAGGTGCAATGAAAGGATTTGCTTTGTATATGGCGGGCGATTTTGCGCTCTCATTTTTGAAAGGTATTAACTCTGGTGGTGCCGGGGTGAGAGGGCTTAACAGCGCGCTAAAAACACTTATCTCTTATGGTGGGAAAACGATCGCTATCGGTGTAATGATTAGTCTGTTTAAGCAACTGGATGACCTGGATAAAGAAGCGCAAGATACCAAAAAATCCAAAGGGGAAATTTTGGTCGATAGATTGAAAAAAGGAGAGGAAGACAGGGGCTACACTGGCTTTATCCCCCGCATGAAAGAACTGCTAAATATGGATGGCAACCAAAACTCTAAAGTACCATTAGCATCTGTCCGGCCTCAGGCTGTAAATGGAGAGATTACAGTTAAGTTTGATAATGCACCGCCAGGGATGAATATTGTGAATGCTAAAACCAATAACTCAGGGCTTGGCATAGGTTATGATGTTGGCTATAGTCGATTTTCCAATAAGTTACCTTAGTAGCAACAGTTAACTTGCCTTCATGACCTCGGGGGATTAAATGAGAAGAGTTATTTTTATTTTTGCGCTCAGTATATTTCTTTCTGCATGCGACGATGGTAAAGACAGTGGCACGCCTAGCTATGTAAAAAACGCGGCAAGTGATATTGAATCCGCTATCATCGCGAATGTTATAAGAAACTCGGATTTTCAGTGTGGAAAGTTGCTTGACGAGAAAGAAAATGTTTGGACTATAGGCTGTTCTCTCCCTGAGAGGAATCCATCCCCCTTTCTTTTATTTGAAGTAAGAGAAGATCATGAAGGTACGAATCCGCCATTTAAATATAAATTAGTAGCAGTTAATGGCAAGGCCAAGCAATACGCAGAAAACAATGCACTTCGAATGTTTAAGATAGATACCAAGAGTTCGTCAGATATTAATATTGATGAAATGATGGGAAGGTATACTGCGGGATTTAAATAAACGCTAAGCACTCAAGCATAACCCACCATCAGGTGGGTTTTTTATTGGTGGTAACCATGAGCTGGAAAGACAAGTTATTACCCGCGTCTTTTCGCGGTATACCTTTCAAGACGCTGGATGATGAGGCCACGGTAGGCCGCAGAACGCAAACCCACGAATACCCCAACCGCGACAAACCCTATTCCGAAGATCTGGGCCGGGTCACCCGGCGCGACAGAATATCGGCCTATGTGATCGGTGATGATTACCAGGCGCAGCGCGATCAGCTTATCGCCGCCATTAACCAGGGTGGCCCCGGCAAGCTGATACACCCGCAGTATGGGGAGCTTAACGTCTGCATCGATGGCGAAGTGACCGTGAGCCACAACTCATCAGATGGGCGGATGTGCACGATCAGCTTTGCATTTGTCGAGGCTGGCGAACTGTCATTTCCTACCTCTGGCGTGGCAACCGGGCAAAAGCTGATTTCTTCCACCGATGCGATGACTGACAGCGCATCTGACGCTTTTGGTAAATCGTTCGGGCTGGATGGGCTACCGGATTTTTTGCAGAACGGCGTACTTGAAAATGCCCACGACATGATGGGCGTGGCTATCAAGACGCTCGACAGGGTGAATTCTGCAATGGGTGATGCCGGCCGACTTTTGGATGGTGACCTGTCTGTACTGCTAATGCCGCCCAGTTCGGGCATGGATTTCACCAACCGGCTACAGCGTATGTGGCGATCGGGTGATGCACTGTTCAGAAACAGCGGCGACATTATCAGCAAGATAAAGGGGCTGTCTGGGCTCACTGTTGATCGCGGACTCGCCCCGCGTGGCGTGTGGAAAACAGACAGCAAAACCACCCAGATCCAGACCGAGCAAACCAACGCTGTTGCTCAGGCCATGCGCACGACAGCGTTAGCGGAGGCGGCCCGTAGCGTTTCCAGTTTGCCGCAACCGCCCATCTCACAGGCGGGGAATATCATCACGCCAGTGCGCTTGCCGCAGCGCGCCGAGGTGGGTACCGATGCGCCACCTGTGAAGATGCCGCTGCTCACGCACCCGGCTGTAACTTCGTTGGACGATGGAGGGGTGATTGAACCCCCGCTGAGCTACGACACGCTGACGGAGATCCGCGACACGCTGAATAATGCTATCGATCAAGAACTATTGCGCGTTACGGATGATGCGTTGTTTTTGGCCCTCAACACTGTCCGAGCCGATGTTAACCGGGACATTAGTCAGCGGTTGGAGCAGACAGAGAAAACCGCGCTTCTCACGCCCACTGATGTTGTGCCAGCGCTGGTGCTGGCCGCTGACTGGTACGACTCCGCAGCACGGGAGCGCGACATCATTGGGCGCAATCCAATCACACACCCCGGATTTGTTCCGGTGGCCACATTAAAGGTACCTGTGCGATGAGTGACAACAATGTGACATTGCGCGTGGGGGATCGCGAGTGGGGCGGTTGGACGTCCGTTTCAATATCGGCGGGCATAGAGCGCCTGGCGCGTGATTTCAATATCGAGATAACCCGGCAGTGGCCGGGCTCGGAAGATGTTGGAAACTTGCAGCCAAAGATAAAAAAGGGCGATCCGGTTACCGTGCTGATCGGTACCGATTTGGTTATCACCGGCTACATCGACGCCACGCCAGTGCGGTACGACGCCCGCAGCGTGTCTGTCGGCATTGTCGGGCGTAGCAAAACTGCTGACCTGATCGACTGCTCAGCCATGACAACGCAATTCACAGGCCGGACGTTTACACAGATTGCCGAGCAGCTCGCCAGGCCGTTTGGCGTATCGGTGGTTAACGCTGGCATAGAGAGCACTCCGGTCATTGGCCTGCAGGTGGATTTTGGTGAAACCGTGATCGACGTGCTCGACAAGATGATGGGGCTGCAGCAGGTGCTGGCTTATGACAACCCGGCAGGTGAGTTGGTTATCGGGCCAGTGGGTGCCTCCCATTGCGTCACTGCGCTGGTGCTGGGCGAAAACATTATTTCCTGCGACACCGAGCAGAGCATTAAGGAGCGATTCTCCGAGTACCAGGTAGCTGGGCAGCGCGCGGGCAATGATGATGACTTTGGTGAGGTCACCACGTCAGCTATCCGAGCCAGAACCGTCGATGGTGGCGTGAGGCGTTACCGGCCCATGGTGATTAAGCAAGTTGGCAATGCTACTGGGGGATCGGTCATTGAGCGTAGCCAGTTCGAGATGTTGCGCCGGGCGGCCAGAACGGATGAGGTGACCTATACCGTGCAGGGTTGGCGGCAAGGTAACGGGAAGCTATGGGAGCCAAACCAACTGGTGACGGTTTACGATCCTGTACTGGGATTTACCAACCGCGACATGCTGATCGCTGAGGTGACCTACAGCAAAAGTGAGCAGGGAACCACCGCGCAGTTACGGATCGGTCCGCCCGATGCCTACCTCCCCAAACCTCCCAAGCAGAAGAAAGGCAAGAAAAAAGCCGATGATAATGAGGACGATTGGTGATGAATAGAATGATCAGCAGCCTGCAGCGTGGGTTGTCCAATCTGCTGGTACGTGCCGTGGTGAGGCGCAGCGACAGTGAAAGCAAAAGCCAGTCGCTGCAAATCCAAATGATCGCCGACGAGCTAAAGGACAATATCGAGCACCTGGAGCCTTACGGCTTTACCAGCGCTCCCCATGTTGGCGCGGAAGCCGTTGCGGCATTCCCTGATGGCGATCGCTCTCATGGTGTGGTGCTTGTTGTTGCCGATCGTCGCTATCGCATTACCGGCCTGAAAAATGGCGAGGTGGCGCTGTACTCCGACGAAGGGGATAGCATTATCTTGCGGCGAAGCAATACCGTGGAAGTGAACACAAAGCACTACGTGGTTAATGCTCAGGAGAAGGTCACCTTTAACACCCCGCTGTTCGAGGTACCCAGCGGAGAGGTTAGCGACAAAACCGGCACAATGACCGGGATCCGTGACACCTATAACGAGCACAATCACCCGCACGGCGATCCGACAACGGGCGGCCCAAACCAGAAGATGGGGCAATCATGATACTGATCGTCAATGGCAAGCAGCAGGCTGTTCATGCTCCCACAGACCCATTAACTCGCTCGGTCATTATTTCGCTGTTCACCTGGCGGCGGGCCGAGCCTGATGATGATTCAGTGCACCCCATGGGATGGTGGGGCGATACCTACCCCACCGTACAGAATGACCGCATCGGCTCTCGCCTTTATCTGCTGAGGCGTGAAAAGGTCACCAGCAAAACCACTGAGCTGGTTCGCGGCTACATTGAGCAGGCGCTGGCATGGATGAAAGAGGATGGTGTAATCACCCGCTCATTAATCACGGTGCAGCGCCACGGCACGGAAACCATCACGGCAGAGATAACGTTATACCGTACCGGTGGTGCAGACCATCGGATCACATTAACCGACCTATGGAGTGCGCCCGATGGCTGACAGCGGATTTACCCGCCCAACCCTTCCGCAGTTAATCACCCAGATCCGCAGTGACCTCAATTCCCGATTTCAAAATGATGCCGTTCTGCGCCGCACTGACTCTGAGGTCTATAGCCGAGTGCAGGCGGCAGCGGTGCACACGCTTTACGGCTATATCGATTACCTGGCGCGCAATATGCTGCCGGATCTGTGCGACGAGGATTGGCTGGTGCGGCATGGCAACATGAAGCGCTGCCCTAGAAAAGAACCCTCAACGGCAACCGGCTTTGTCCGCTGGGAGGGGGTAACTAACGGTATCACGGTACCCACTGGTGCAGTTATTCAACGTGATGACTTGATGGAGTACACCACGACAGCGGCGGCCACATCCGTTGCAGGCATTCTGCTTGCCCCGGTGATCTGCTCATCGGCTGGCATTGCAGGTAACACCGATGACGGTATCGGCATGATCCTGACACAACCGATCAGCGGACTGCCGTCAGCGGCGGTGGCTGATGGCATTGAGGGCGGCACTGACATTGAGTCTCTGGAGGAGTGGCGGGCGCGGGTTATCGAACGTTGGTACTACACCCCGCAGGGAGGCGCAGACGGTGATTACATCGTGTGGGCCAAAGAGGTGCCCGGCGTGACTCGCGCCTGGACGTATCGTCACTGGATGGGGGCAGGAACAGTAGGCGTCATGGTGGCGAATAGCAACCTTGAAAACCCGATCCCGGATGGTGGTGTTGTGGCTGCTGTTCGTGAGCACATCTTGCCGCTTGCACCTGTCGCCGGCTCAAGCCTCTACACCTTTCCGCCTGTGGCTAAGGCGGTGCCGTTCCGTATCCGTATCACTCCTGATACCCCAGCAGTGAGGTATGCCGTGATAGCGGAATTGCGGGCCATGTTCTTTCGTGATGGCGTACCTGGCGGAACGCTGGAGCATTCGCGCATTGCCGAGGCGATCAGCATTGCAACGGGTGAGTATGACCATACGCTAATCAGCCCGGTAGGTGATGTTGCTCTCGGTGCCACGGAGTTGCCCGTTGTCGGGGAGGTCACGTGGAGCTAAGAGACTACGAGCATCTACTTAAAAATCTGCTTCCGCGCGGCCCTGCGTGGGATGGGGATGATCCGTTGTTGCTCGGTCTGGCCTCATCCCTTCATCGAGTACACCAGCGCGGCGATACCCTGATGCTAGAAATTGACCCGCGAACCACGGCGGAGTTGATAGACCGCTACGAGCAGATTTGCGGGCTGCCTGATTCATGCGCGCCTGTTGGCGTGCAAACCTTGGCGCAGCGCCAGCAGCGACTGGACGCCAAGATCAATATTACAGGCGGGATCAACAAGGCGTTTTATCTTGCGCAGCTATACGCCCTTGGCTACGAAGGGGCCACGATCACGCAGTTCGAAAGTGATGTTTTCCGTTGCACCTCTACCTGCATCGATGCGCTGTACAGCGATGATTGGCGCTTCTGGTGGCAAGTCAACATGCCTGGCGCAACGCAGATCACAAACATGACATGCCTATCCGCATGTACGGACAGCCTGAGGACGTGGGGCGACACAGTGGCGGAATGTGTCATTAACAAGCTCTGCCCCTCACATACTTATGTCATTTTCAAATACCCGGAGTAACCAACCATGCATCGTATTGATACGCCCACCGCCTTGCGAGACAAGTTCGGAACAGGAAAGAATGGCTTTACGCGCGGAAACCCGCAGACCGGCGTCCAGGCCACTCAGCTTGATGATGATTACTGCGACTCCCTGCAGGAAGAAATTTGCAATGTTATCGAAAGCGCAGGGATTGCGCTGGATAAGACAAAGAGAAACCAGTTATCGGATGCCATTACTAAATTGGGTACCGGCAGGCTGGTTAATATCAAGACATTCACGGCATCTGGTACCTACACACCAAGCACGGGGGTAAAGAAAATCCGTGTGAAAGTCTGGGGAGGTGGTGGGGCCGGTGGCGGCACACAGGCCGTTTCAACCACTCAGGCGGCAGTTGGCGGTGGCGGCACCGCTGGTGCTTATGCTGAGAGCTTTATCACGGTCAGTGGTGCCTTGTCGGTAACCGTTGGGGCGGGCGGTGTCAGCTCAGTCGCTGATGGCACCAATGGTGGGGCATCATCTGTGGGAACGCTGACCGCCCCCGGTGGTGTGGGTGGCGCCCTGGGCGTGGCCAACAGCTCATTTCCCTTTGGTGCCCAGCCGCGAAACCCCACAGTAGGAACAACGGGGAATGTTATCAACACCCCTGGCGCTACGGCATCAGCCGGATTCACCTGGTCTGCCAATGGCGCGATCCGCTCAATGGGTGGGCAGAGCGCCGTGGGGGCCAGTCAGTACGCGGCTAACTCGGTTGGCTATGCTGCTGGCGGCTCAGGTGCAATCGCGGCAGGCGGTGCAGGTGCGGTGGCTGCTCTATCTGGATTTAATGGTGCCCCCGGACTGGTAATCATTGAGGAGTACGCATAATGAGACACTGCTTGATCAAGGGCGGGACCGTTGAAAACGTGATCTTGTGGGACGGTGCGACACCTGTCGATTTTGGCGATGCCGAGGTGGTTGGTGTTGATGATGATTGCTATGTTGCCCCTGGTTTTCTGTATGACGGTAAAGAGTTCTCTCCACCCCCAGAAACCAAGGAGTAACGACCAGGCCGGGAGAAATCCCGGCCATCACTCAGCCGATCGGGGAGCTAACTAGGTGGTGATCACAGTTGCGCATAGTTGGGGGGATAGGCAGACATAAAAAACCGGCTCAGTGATCGGGGGGGGGGTCATGGTTTTGATATTGTAGATGCGTTACCTTTCTCTATGACACCTGCGCGAATTGTGTAACTGCCCAATATTTTAACGGATTTATTTTCCTTCATCGCATCAAACAGCAAGGAGATCTCATCTTTGTCGTCGATGAATGAAGTGTCAACGGACACAGGGAAGTTCTCATCGCTTGATGGCTCTCGACAGCTAAGTGTTAACTTTTCTGAGGTTCTCTTAATGCTGTCTATAACCACTTCAAGATTTCGCTCTTCCTTCTTGGCTTTTTCGATAGGGTTTTTGATAAGCTCATGAACATCTTTTTGAGAAAGATTAACCTTGGTCGCGCCTTCGATTTCAATTCTATCGGCGTCGCTGGCTGACTTAAGTACGCCAGTATAGGCTTTAGTTACATGTTCCTGTATGCCTTCGGCTCTCTCAATGGTATCTACGCCAGCATTGTTACGCATGGACTGAAGCATTCCATCCTTAAGGATTGTAAGTCTCTCGTTCTCAGATTTTATCTTGTTTTCTTGTTGCTTTGTCTCTTCTTTTTTTACAGCAACTTCAGCCTCTGAGTTAAGATATGACGTGCCAACCCATGCCCCACCGAATAGAGCTATGGCAAAGAGGAAGCATGTTGTCTTCTGGGTTGGGCTCATCCCTTGCGTCACCTTGTCAAATGCATTGCCACAAGCCTTGATTAGATCAGTAAGCGCAGTGATAATCTCTGTGCATCCTGGGTTTATGTAGAAGATTATTTCAGCATCTTCTCTGTCATCACTGCCTAGTTTTTGAAGGTTGTCGGTTTTGTACCTGATTAAAGTATAGACTTTATACATCTCTGTTTGAAACTCGCAAAGCCCTTGCGCGAGCGATGCGGGTAGCGACCCATTGTAACGTGTGAGATCGCCAAAAATCTTGATTTTTACAGAGTCAAACAGCTCAACTTTTAGTTGTTCAACCAATATTTCCTCACCTGATTGCAAGCGGTTAAATACGCTCTCAAGTGAGTCGATGCTGTTTATGCATATTGTATTATTCACTTATAATCCTTCTTCCTTTCCCGCTCCAAAATATCTCCCCCCAACCATCCCTAAACCAACCTCACCATAGTCTCTATCCCGGCACTAATGAATAGTTACCGATATCAGCATGATAGAACATAAGCTTTTCTTCTCATATGCTGGAATTTTATTCAGTGGTTGTAACCATCGGGATTGGTTGGAGTTCTAGCAGTAGTGATAGCGAACGGCAGCAATGATGACAGCAGAGGGGGTAGCTAGTGGCTGGTTGTAAGCCAGATGCCAGCCCCCGTTACGGTAAGCATAAAGCCAATACCAGCCACCAGCAGGCCGAATGGTGAACGATGGCATTTGCGGATCTGGTGCAGGCATTGGCTCTGCCGATGTGGGGTAATAAATCCTTACCCCTTCAATGATGGTGCTACTGATCGGATTCATTATGGTTGAAACCAGTCATCCGCACTTTCCCACGTATCTTGCAGCACCTCTTCGATCACCTCCCTGTCAGCCGTGGTACCACCGCGCACCGATAGCCCATCACCACCAGCCAGTCGAACGGTAGCTTCAACATCAGAAAATTTTCGCTGCAGGCGCTTGTTGAGTTCAACGGCCAGCGCAGCAGCGGCACCGTCAGGCAGCTTCTTTTTCTTATCGATTGTCACTTCAACATGAAGCATGATTTAACCCTCATACTATGACTGTTTATTCATACAGTAATAATAAAGCAAGGAGGGTGAGATATGTATGTTTTTTTGTTTCACTTAGTTACAAACAGAAAAGCCTCAGAGGTGAGTCTGAGGCTTTAATCTGGGGTCACTTTCAAATGCACGTGCATTTTAAGTGCATTTTTTTGTCCATTTTGAGTAGTTTCTCTGTCTGGGCAGTGTCGCTAACTCGTTGTTTCTATTCGTGCTGTCCTTGCACTGTCCTGCTTAAATTGGTGGAGCTGGGGGGATTTGAACCC